TTCACAATTTACTTGAGTATCATTACCAGCAGCTCCATAAATCAGAGGCACAAATTCTATTTTCCAAATACCAGTAGGTAGAGTAAATACACCAGAACTTACAGTGATACTTGTACCAACACTACCTGATTTTGTATTATCTGCTCTTTCTAAATTTGTAAGTGGGTTAGCATTACCAGTAAAACTTGTAGTCAATCTCCAGTGTTCTGCTGAAGTAATACCATTAGTAGTCGCAGTAGTAGCACTACCACCTAAAGAAACAGCAGAGCCATTTAAAGTAATAGATGAGTTAGCAAGATCATTATTAGATACAGATCCATCTAATATTTTAGATGAATTAATAGATCCGTCAGCAATATCAGCTGATGTTAATATTGATCCAGTTGGTGTTCTTCCAATATATGCCATTATGTACTAATTGCGTCTACAGTTGATACCCATACATCTACAGATGATGCTGTGTCAGATACTACTTTCAAGGCATCACCAGATTGTACTACATACTTCGCACCACCATCTAATACCTGTAATTGTGATCCAGCTGGAATAGGTGCATCTTTCACTAAGTAGATGTCATTTGCTCCATCATTGATATATACAGATACATTAACAGCAGAAGCAGTAACATTAGCTAGTGATATACCAACAACAGTATCATAAGAATCAGCAGTAAATATTGTGGCTGCTGATGCTCCTACATCATTAGAGGTGTATCTTCTAAAGTTCTGTGCCATACTTTCTCCTTATCATAATGCAATAGCCATAGCAATCGCAAATCCGTTTGTTGCAAAACCACTTGTATCAGTGGCTTCAATGTTATTCCAAGCAGCTCCGTCATAGTATTTCAGGACTGAACTTGTTGTATTAAAGTATAAATCTCCAGCATTCAAGGCATCTCCGTCATTATCTAGTGTCGGATCAGATGCTTTTGCTCCTAAGTAAGTATCATCAAAGTTATCAGCAGCTAATTCAGCAGCAGCCTGTGCAGCCTCAGCAGCAGATTGAGCTGTTTCAGCAGCAGTCTGAGCATTACTTGCATTGGTTGCAGATGTTGCAGCATTACTTGCAGATGTAGATGCATTACTTGCTTGTGTGGTTGCTGTACTAGCAGATGTCGCTGCATTGGTTTCTGAAGTAGCGGCAGCACTAGCAGAACTAGCAGCAGCAGTTGCAGACGTAGAAGCAGCACTAGCTGATGTTGAAGCAGCACTTGCACTAGTAGAAGCATTTGATTCAGAAGTTGCAGCATTACTAGCACTAGTTGCAGCAGCACTAGCTGAGTTAGCAGCGTTACTTGCCTGAGTAGAAGCTGTAGAAGCAGATGTTGCAGCGTTAGTTTCAGATGTGGCAGCAGCAGATTCACTAGCAGCGGCAGCAGTTTCACTAGCAGCAGCAGCAGTCGCAGAAGCGGCAGCGGCTGTCGCACTAGCTAATGCAGCACTAGCCGAGCTGGTTGCTGAAGCAGCATCTACAATTAAATCATAATAAGAACTATTGGCATTACTAGACAATGGCTGAGAACCACTAGAAGTGTGAGCTGTATTAACAATATAAATGTTTCCATTACTAGTATCTTTAACTAAATCTCTTTGAACATAAGCTGTACTTGCAGCCCAATTACCTCTAAAGTTACCTACTTCTTGTGAGAAAATAAGACCATTTCCTGTACTATTAACAGTTAAAATTTTATTTGCAACTAATTCAGGGAATGTTAATCCATAAGCAGTAGATGTTGTTGCTTTAGCTTTTAGGGTAAAATTAAAATCTCTTTCATTTTGTTGCATCATAGCAACAATTTTGTCTAATTCTGTATTAAGTGTTTCAATAGGAAACGTACCTGAGTTAGGAAAATCTGTACTTCTAGCTATAGGAAGATCTCTATAGATAGTATATTTATCATTAAGGGTTGCACCAGCACCTAAAGTAATAGAACCACCACCAGTTTCTCCAGCACCAGATACTGAATATTCTGTAACTAAAGAGGGATTGGAAGATTTAGTTAGGGTAGTATCTACACCACCAGCATTAGTATTAATTACTACTATATCATCATCATCAAAGAACTCGAAAGGAACAGAAAAAGTTGTTTGACCAGATGTAGCTGTATATTGTACTCTAGGGCTGGTGTCTGATATTGTTATACTCATTATCTTAGTACGTCTTTCTCCATTTTATCAAAGATAGAATCCAAAAACCATACATTCTGGAATGGTAATAGTCTACGCACATTACGAGCAGTGTGATGATTGTATTTACCTGTACCCCAAGTCCAAGCAATATCAGCAATATTGGCTATTTGACTAGCTGTTGGACCTAGTATATCAGGCACAGGATTATTAAAGAAATCTCTATAAGTGCCATATGGTTTTTTTGCTCCTAGTAATGGTCTTAATCCTATCTGATTATTACCTAATCTTTCAATAGCATTATTAACATCTGAGTATATTCCACCTATACCTGATCTGTCAAATGCGTCTACTATCTTTTGACCAAATGGTTTTTTACTATAATCTCTATCAAAGGCTCTTTGTCTAAAGGCATCTACAGCTGCTCCAGCAGCTAATAATAGTAATACCCCTTGTAATTGATTCATATCTTTTTCTTGTAATCCACGCATTAACATTCTTTGTGTTGATGCCATACCAAACTTTTTAAACTGAGCTATCATTCCACCTACTTCAGTATTAGCCCATAAAGGCACATCACCTTTACTTGGTGTAACAATGTCAATATTTACTTGTTTACCTATTGCATTGTTATAGGCTTCTTTTGCAACCTCATCAGTCCATTCATCTGAATTAGCTACTCTTAAATATTTATAATCATCTCCTAATTCAGTCCATTTAGTTTTACCACCTTTTCCAACACCATGTTGTTGATATTGTTTTAGTATTCTTTTAGCCATAGCATCATCAATACCTAAACTTAATAATCTAGCTCTATCTACTTTGCTAATACTTCCAGCTGCTAATTTTTCTACAGACTCAAATATTCTAGTTCCATTAAAGAAACTAGCCATAGATTTAACAGCTGTATTCCAAGGGTTAGATAAATTTAAGAATGTAAAATATAGATTACCAACCGAACTTAATCCTCTTTCAAATTTATTATAAACTCCAAAAGCATCTCCAACATCATACATACTCATAGCACGAGAACTATTCCATAGATCCATAGCTTCACCACCTAATTGAGCAGATCTTTTAGACATATTAAATATCTGTTTACCCATGTTAGAAGTATATAATTCCCATGATGTTCTAAATGTTTTACCAATACCATTAATCATAACTAATCTAGCAGTATCAACTACTTGAGCTATTCCTGTTAGCATACTAAGAGAATTATATAATTTCATCATTCTAATGCCTCTACTAATAGCTCTATTAGGATCATCAGCTAAACCATAAGTACCTCTAATTAAATGAATAGAAGCATCTAAATCAGCTAATATTTCATCTTTTCTTTTAGCTAAATTATTCTTTTGTTTAATTGTTGGTGCAGCTGCTATAAGTTCATCATATTCATCAGCTATTTGTTGTATTCCTACAGTATATTTTCCGTCTGGTTTCCATTGTGTACCTAATCCTAAAGGATCTCCAAACACCTTAGTTATTTCAATATCTGGAACAACTTGGTTAAAATATAGTTTTTGTAAAGTTTGTATGTCTGTTTCAATATATCCAGCATTAACAAAATCTTCTAAGTTAATATCTAAATCTCTTGCAAAGAATCTACTAGATATCTTTTCAATCTTTTCTGGATTTAATTCTCCTTTAAGTAATAAATCATCAATTTTATCATAAGCTATAACTGGTTGATATTTTCTAAATGATGCAACTATTTTTGCTAGTTCTTCACCTTTCATTTCAGGGTATCTTTTTTTAATTGTTTCTCTTAATAAATCACTAAATTCTTCCCAGTTAGCTTCAATCATATCTCGTTTCCAAACGATATTGACATAGTTCTTTCTAAGACCTTCACCACTTTCAAACATTTTAATTCTGCTTTCTAGTCTTGCAGTTATTTTTTCCCATTTAGCTAATGCTTCTTGACCTTTAACAGTTAGTCCTCTTGTTGCAAATTTTTCTCTAAGACTAGCTGTAATTTTATTTGCTTTTTCTAAGTAAGCTCTATGCCAGTTTAAAGGCACACCAACGTCAATATATTCTTGACCTAGTTTTTTATAAACAAATTTATCAACTTCTATAGCAGCTTGTTTAGCCTGAGGTATATTTTTATTAGGTAAATTCATTTTAGCTAAGAATATTTCTTTTCTAAATTCACTAGGAGATAGTACGTTTTTACCTCTATTTAATTTTACTCCTATTAATTTTTCACCCCAGTTTTGATTTTTAACTCCCATAGATTTTAAATAATCATTATAAAGATTATCAATGGCTTGTTCAGCTTGGTAAATAATGTAATATTTAGACTTTACTTTTCTTTCAATACTTTGTTCTGTAATTCCTCTTTTAAAGTTTTTGTTTTGCAATAATGGAATTTCTAATACTTTTTCTATATATTCTTGAGATGCTGAAATACCATTGTTTAAAACTCTAAAAACAGGATTCCAAGGTCCTTTTTCTCCAAATACACCTAATCCTGTAGATTTAATTTTATTAAATTCAGCATAATCTTCATCTGTCATCATCTTAGCTCTTTTGTTTTGAGCCGCACCAGCACTACCACTCATAGCTACATCATCTGCATCATCTAACATAGATGCACTTTTATCAAAATTTTTAGCTGCATTTTTTCCTTTAATGGTAGGAAACAAACTAGGAATAATAAATCCACCAGCAGTAATTAAAGCTGATTCTCCTGTGGTTCTTTTATCATCAAACAATCTTTTAACTTGTTCTTCTGCTGCTATAACTCCACCTACTTTTCCAGCTCTAGCTAAACGACTTCCAGTCATTAAAAACTGACCAGCTTTAGTAAACATAAATAAACTAGTAGGATCTGTAAAACCACCTAACACTCTACCCATAATGTAGGCTGGTGATCCATATCCTTTTTTTAGATTTTCTTTGAAATCATTAAATAACTTAGTTGCATGTGTTTGATTTTTGGCTTGAATAAAATTACCAATTAAATTTTCATATCCAATAAATTGAGGATCTGCAAAAATATCGTATTCATCATCTACTTCAAACTGTTGTCTGTTTGTATTAAACATATAATCAACAGCAGATTTAATTCCAATAGCAATAAGATTTTCATCTAAAAATCCTTGTCCTACATTTTTAAAATCAGCTAATAAATCTGTAAATTGATAGTTAGTACGAGGGGTAATATCTAGGGTTGAAGAATAAGCCTTACCTGTATTAACAAAAACATCTCCCATTATTTAATAACATCAGGTGCATCTTCATATTTTAACTGTGGGAATTGTGTACTTTGACCATTAGCCCATGCAGATATTAACTGCCAGTTATTATTAAATCTTTTGTAGATTCCACCTAATCCTTTTTCTTTGTTAGCCATTCCGTCATTATATAATTCTTGACCAATAGTAGGTTCATATTGATCTAGTTCAGATCCTCTAACTGCTCCTGTTCCTTCTCCATAAGGTTCAAATGATCCTAAGTATTTTTCATCTCCTGTTTCCATATAATTTTTAAGAGCTGTTTGAAATCTATCTCCTATAAAGTTTGCATTAATATATGCCATATCTGTTAATGCAGCTGCTAAGAATGTATTTCTATTATCATCTAATCTTTCTCCAATAATGTTTTGCACTAATTGGAAC